AGATATCAAGGTTTGAATCCAATTGAGGTATTCAACAGATTTGCAGATATGAAAGAAAACTTACTCCATATTAAAGACTTGGTTAAACAAGCCATCGCTCACTCAGTATATAGAGCTAAACCTAATGGTAAGATCTATGAAGGCGAGTTTGAGATAGCTAAAGATGAAGATGATTTAGTGAAGTTCTTAGTAGATGAAGATAACCAAGACCAATTGTTAACATTAGAAGGTAAATTGAAAGGTAAAAAAATAGCTGCAATATGATCCCAGTAGATAGTTTATTATATAAGATTGATCAGAAACTAAATAAACTATCCACTAATGAGCATCAAGAAATTCCTGTAGAAGATAAAATTCTAGCATTGAATGAGGCTCAAATTAAGCTAATAAAGCAAAAGGTTGATGGGTTTAGCACAGTTTCTGGATTAGGCATGGATGCGTTCAAGAAGCGTTACGAAGACTTACAAAGTCTTGTACAGCCCTACAACCACCAACCACTTACCCTAGCATTGAAGAATGCTGAACTAAATCAATGGTTTGCAAACGTCCATCTCCTTGTACCCCAGTATATGTTCTATATAGATAGTTACATATTAGCTGATAAAGGAAGATGCACAGATAGAAAGGTTTGGATTAATAGAGATCTTGCTAAGCATGGTGACTTACAGTTCTGCTTAAACAACACTCATTATAGACCTTCTTTTGAATATCAAGAGACATTCAACTTCATATCTTCTGACGAGATTTCTATATTTACAGATGGTACATTTATACCTAAAGATATATATATGTCTTACATGAGATATCCTCAATATATAAATAAGACAGGATATATCATGCTTGATGGATTACCATCATTCGATCAGGATTGTGAACTTGAACTATACTTAGAAGATGAATTGTTAGATTTGACAGTACAAAACTTGGCAATGTATACAGAGAACCAAAGTGCTGTACAAAGTTCAATCTACAGAATTCAAACAAATGAATAATTTTTAACAATTAAATATAAAGCAAAATGGCTGATTTTTCCCTAACCACCCTCTTTGTTGTACCAGTAGGAAATACATTACCTAGCTCTGGATCAACACAGAATTTAACAGCAGGTCAAGTAGGAATATTCCTAAATGACTATAGTGTTGCCACAGCTGGTAACATTGCTGCTGCCCCTTATTTTTATGTAGCTCAAGGTAGAGTTAACACCTACTTACAAGGTTCTAAGCGTTCAGACAAAATCTCTGGATGTCCTGGTGGATCTTCTTGTAAGAGTAACGTAACTGAATGGTACAAGTCTAATGGCTGTGCTACTGCTGTAAACCAAGTAACTGATGTAGTTGACTTCACAGTAAAATGTGGTGAAATTGTTACATTAACATTACGTGGCTTCTCTAGCTATCTAAACACATTGTACTTTAATGGTTTCACTCGTAGTGTAACTGTTAATGCACCTTGTTGTGATTGTGGTGGAGATCCTTGTACAGATGTAGATGTACCTGCGTTGATTGATGACCTTATTTATCATTTAGAGTTAGATGCTCCAGGTAACAATCCTGATAACATCACTTTAAGTCAATTCTATCAATTCCAAAGAATTGGTAATGATTCATCTGCGTTGTTACGTATTACTGGTAAACCATTAACTGTTTATGGACAACCTTGTGATATTGCTGCATTCCCTTTTGAGTATGACAGATTCTACTTCAGAACTTTCATCTTTTCTGGTCCTGCTACAACTGCTGACTTCATCGTTGACGATCCTTGTAATAGAGTTGCTCAACCTGTAATCACACAACGTTCTAACTATCCAGTTGGTACTTCTGCTGAAGTTCAACAATTAGAGAAGAACTTCTATAGCTACCAAGCTGGTTACTTAAAGCATCTTTACAGAATGAATGGTTACAACGAGAACTTTGAGTCTTGGGTAACTGATGGTCAAATCTATGATTTGTATTACATCAAATTCAATGAGTATGATAAATCTGCTTACCAATGGGGTGACTATATTTATGAAGATGCAACTGTGATTATTGCTGTTCCTGAGAACCAAACATCTGCTATCGAAGCTATCTTAGTAGCTGGTTTAGGAGCTGTAGCTGGTGACACTGCTTGTATCACAACTACTAGCACTACAACTACTGTATGGCCTAGCACTTCAACAACAACTACTTTGATTCCTTAAGAATAAAAGTAGCATCATATTAACCTATGCCAGAGGGTGAGAGGATATCTCAAATCCTCTGGCATTTTTATTATCAAAAACCATGATATTAGATTTTTTAGTAATCAACACATATAACACACAAACACTTGGTGTGGCTGATATATCTGTTTATGATACAGATCCACCTAATGTTAGTGCTGCTACTATGCAAATTACTGTTCCTGGTTTTCCTACACCTGTTTCTATTCCATTCAATGTAAATAGTTTTAATGTTTACAACTCAATTATTTTAGGATTAAGTACATTCCCAGCAGTGACACCATTGCCTGATGGAATTTATTTCATGAAATATTCAGTTGCCCCAGCTACTACAAACTTTGTAGAGAAGAACATTATGCGTACTGAACTTATTCAAGAAAAGTTTGATAGTGCATTTATGAAGCTTGACATGATGGAATGTGACTCAGCTATAAGAACCCAGTCAAAAGTAGTATTGAATAGTATTTGGTATATGATTCAAGGCTCTATAGCAGCAGCTAATAACTGTGCTATTGATACAGCCAACAAATTATATGTCCAAGCCAATAGACAATTGGATTATTTTATTGCAAACCAATGTGGTTGTACAGGAAACAACTATGTAATTAATTTCCCTTAATATGGCAAACTGTAGAGACTGTGGTATGAAAGTGGGCTGTGGCTGTCAATTGATTAATGGCCTATGCTCAGCATGCAACAATAAACTTAAAAATGCTACAAAAAGAATAAAAGATGTTATCACCAAGATTAACAGATTGTGTAATTGATGGCAGCATTCCTGTTGCATTATTACAAATTGATGAAAGATTAACTTACTGGGCAAATCGCCAGTATAATAATATTATCTTCTCTATGAATAACTATATTCCTGGGGAGATAATTGATGATTTATTACATTACAAACAAATATTAACATACAGACTTTGTAACCCTACCTATGCTATGGTGTGTGGTCTTCCCACTACCTCTCAGGTGGTGAGTAGAGTTAAAGTGTTAATTCATAAATAAATTAAACCATGTCTTGCGAAAGTTGTTATAATGGATGTGTTCAGACTGTGTCTGATGAATGTGTTAGATATACAGGTATAAACTATGAGGCACTAGGTGTTGAAACAGGAGACAATTTAGTTTCTGTTGAACAAGCTATAATGAATGCTTTGGTACCATTATTATCAGGAGAAGGAGATGCTATTGCATTAAATATATCTTGTCCTATAGTTGATTTGTATTTACCTGCTCATACACCAAACACTCAAGAGTTATTTACAGCTACAGTATCAGCTATATGTAGCTTACAAGCACAAATATTTACTATTGATGATGTATTAACTATACTAAACGCTAATTACACAATTGGTTGTCTTACAGGAGTAACTGCTTCTTCTGACACTCATGCTATTGTCCAAGCTATTATAAATAAGCTTTGTCTAACTGTCACTGATCTTGCTGCTCTTACACTTGATGTAGATACAAACTATGTTAAGCTTGCAGACCTTGATGCTTTGATTGCAGCTTATTTAGCTAGTCAAGGTGGTGGTGGTTCAAACCAACAATACTTAAAAATGGTGCCATATGTAGCATATGAATACTATGGATCATTAACTAACTTTGATGGAACAGGTGCAGGTTTAAATTCTGCTGGATTCTACAAGGTATATCTATGCAATGGCTTAAATGGCACTCCTGATAGAAGAGGACGTGTTGGTGTTGGAGCTATTCAAAATGTCCCAGGTGGTCCATTGGATGCTGCAGTTAATCCTGCAAACCCTGGTAATCCAAACTATGCAATATTTAATACAGCTGGTGCAAATACAGTGACACTTATTGCGTCACAGATGCCTTCTCACTCACATGGTGCAACTGCTACATCTGTTGGTACTATATCTCCAAATCCTCATAGTCATACTATTAGTTATTTAAATAAAGGTGCTGGAGATGGTTCAAATGTAATTGGTAGTCAACCTTCATCAAATGTTAAAACTACAAGTAGTGTTAGTCTTTCTGTTGATATAAACACAAGTGTTACAAATGCTAATACAGGTGGTGGAGCAGCTCATGCAAACATTCAACCTGTCATAGCTGCATATTATATAATGTACATTCCTTAATCTTATTAAACTAATTATAAAATGGCTTGCAATCCTGGAGATCCTTGTTACAACGCTTACTATCAACCTAATCAAAACTGTGGTTCATTTCCTTGTGAAACCACAGCAGGCAATGTTATATATAATGGACCCAACCTTCCTTGTTCAGGAATTCACACTGGAGATAACTTAGACTGTGCTCTATCAAAAATAGATGACGCTCTTTGCAATGGTGTTGTTGGTATTAATGGTACCTCTGGAACTTCTGGTTCTAGTGGTCGCACAGGTACAGCTGGAACATCTGGAAGTTCAGGTGCTACAGGACCTGCTGGTTCATCTGGCACTTCAGGTAGCTCAGGTGCTAGTGGTGCTGCTGGTTCATCTGGTACAAGTGGTACTTCTGGATCTGATGGTACATCTGGAAGTTCTGGTAGAGAAGGTTCTAATGGTACATCAGGTTCTGCTGGTATTTCTGGAACTGCTGGTACGTCTGGTTCTGCTGGTCTTTCTGGAAGTTCAGGAAGTTCAGGTACATCTGCTGAAGATGGTACAATGGGTACGTCTGGTACATCAGGTTCAATAGGACCAGCAGGTACATCTGGTACAGCTGGTATAGATGGAGATAGATATCTATCATCTTCTGTCACATCTTTAACAATAGGAACTGGTACTCAAACTTTAACTATTAGTACAGGATTAGCTTATAGTATTGTTCAAACAGTACTTTTGACATATGATGTGTCTAATACAATGCAAGGCTCTGTTACAAGCTATAATAGCCTTACAGGTGTTATGGTTGTTAATGTAGCAACAACAACAGGTTCAGGAACATATGCATCTTGGACTGTAAACTTATTTGGAGCTGCTGGTGGTAATGGATCAAGTGGTACATCTGGTTCAACTGGTACTTCTGCAACAGCAGGAACTAGTGGATCTAGTGCTACAGCAGGTACCTCTGCAACTTCTGGTTCATCAGGAACAGCTGGTACAGCTGGCACTAATGGAACCTCAGGTTCTTCAGCTACAGCTGGTACATCAGCTAGTGCAGGTACATCTGCTTCTAGTGGAACTAGTACAGGTACAAGTGGTACATCTGGTGGTTCTGGTACTCCTGGTAGTCCTGGTAGCAATGGTTCTAGTGGAACTAGTGGATCATCTGGATCATCTGGTGCAACTGGTTCTCCTGGTACTCCTGGTACTCCTGGAGGTCCTGGAGGTAATGGCTCTAGTGGTACCTCTGGTTCATCTGGTTCTAGTGGTTCATCTGGCCCTCCAGGTTCTCCTGGTGGTCCTGGCTCACCTGGTGCTCCAGGTCCTGGATTTACATCTATCTCTCCAGCAACTGCAGGAGCAATAGTTATATGTTCTACATCAAATTCTGGATATACAAATTCACTTGTAACTGTAAGTGGTAATTCAATATATGCAGACTCTTTCTTCCAAAACTCTGACTCAAGACTTAAAGATATAATTACAGCCATTCCATCAAATAATTTAGAAACTGTAGCATTCACTTGGAAAGATGAAGAAAGAGATAATAAAACTCATTGGGGATATATTGCACAAGAAGTACAACAAGTATTACCAGATGCTGTAGAAGAAAAACAAGATGGTTTCTTAGTAGTGGATTACACACAAGTACATAGCTGGAAGATTGCTCAATTAGAAAAACGTATTGCTGAGTTAGAAGCTAAATTAAAATAATATGTCATATAGTAGTTTATTGTCAAATCAAACTATTAGCTTTACTAATTTGCAAAGTGGTGTATCTGAAGGATACTTCACTGCTAAAACTACTATACCTATTAATTTAAAGCAAATAACAAAAACTGAAGCTAATACGTATGTTAATATAAATACATCACTTCCTTCATATGCTGCTAAAGCTCCAAACGAATTAGTAACTAAAAATGATTTATCAGGTATCACTAGTGCATCTCCATATACAATGTATGGTGTAGCAAGTACTGCTGGTTATAAATCACTAGATGGAGGAAATACTTTTACAGCTCTTTCAGGATTACCATCATTAATTTGGACTGGTATAGCTGGAGATATTACAGGACTAAATATTGCTGCAATAAGTTTTAGCCAAAATAATCAAGTATATATATCTAATGATGGTGGTGTATCTTTTACAGCTAGAACACTAAGTGGTGCACTTATAGGATTTTATGCTACTGGTGTAGCAATGTCTGATAATGGACAGTATATAGCTGTTGCTGGTATTAATAGTACTGGTCCTGTAGGTACAGCTTATGCTGTTTCTCTTATGTCTATTTCATCAGATTATGGAGCTTTCTTTTCTGGAACTTTTGGTGATAATGTATTAGAGGACTATCTTGAACAATCAGGAAAAGTATCTGTATCAGGCAATGGTCAATATATAACTGCTGTTTTTGCTCATGAGACTGATCCTGGATATCCTAACGTTCGTAGACCTTTTTCTTATAGACTTTACTCAAGTAACTATGGAGCATCTTTTACAAAAAGTGGAAGCAGTGAATATGATGCATATTTTGATATTGCTCTAAGCTATACTGGACAACACCAATTTTTAACTTCAGATTGGTTAAGACCTGGATTGTTTGGTGAAAAGGGTATAAAAGCATATGTTTCAAATAATTATGGTACAAGTTTTACTCAAAAGGTTTCAAGTACAACTGCTTATGTTTTGGGTGGAGCTTCAAATTCTGGCTTTATTTCTGCTACAATATCAGATGATGGAAAAACTATGGTGGGGACAACTGATGGAAACGATTATGTACCCTTTCTGAGTGGTGGATTAGCACCTGTATTAGTTGCTTCTACTAATTTTGGAAATACTTTTCCTATAGCTCAAACATTTATTGATACTGTTGGTATAGCTGGTGGTAATGTTGTTACTGCTGGTATAACAAATAATTATATAGCAATGATGTTATCTAATGTAGGTCAATTTAATTATAGTGTTGATGGAGGTACAAGCTTTACACCAAAAGCCACCACTAGTTATCCTTGGAAACAAATATATAGAAAAGCTTTTATATATAGCACTACAACAACTACAACTACACCACCTCCAGGCTATGACTATTATTTAGCAGATGAATATAATTGCTCAGGTTGTAATATAACAAGTACAAATGTATTAGTAAGATTTCCAACTGGAACTTCTGTTATAATAAATAGATTCTATGCAGATATAGGTGGAACTGGATTTGTTTATCAAATAACACAATCAACTAGTCCAGGTAGTCCTGCAGTATTACTTACTCTTCCATCTGCTACAACTTGTAATGGAGCTTGTATATTATAAAACAATTATAGTTAAATGCTAACAAACAACGCTTTAGTTACTTGGAATGAGTTAAACACTATGGGACTTACCCTTGTTGGAGGAAGTGCTCCTACAGGTAACAAAATAGTTACTAAAGGAGATATAACTATTTACTATTACACAAGTACAACTAGTGTTCCTTTTATAAACTATCCTAGTAATAGATGTCCTAGATATCAAGATATTGTTTCAGCTGGTGTACCAGCTACAATTCAGTCTTATGGATATACTGACACTTTTGCAGGAGAATGTTTTTGTTGTCCTGGTCAATATGAAACTCAAAGAGACTATACAGTGGTATTTAATACAGCTGCAACATCAAATGGTTATCTAGCTGTTGTATATGATGATGCTAGTGGTGGAAACTATAACTTCTATATAGGAGATACTGTTGTTGGCTGGTTTAGTAACTGTGGATGTATAAATCCATGTTTAACAATAACTTCAGTGACAGTTATCCCTACTTAATAAAATAAACCAATATGACAGTATTAATAACACTTACCCTAGCAGGATCTGATACAGGTCCATTCAACTTATACTCAAATGCAAATGGTTACACAACAGCATTTGAAACTGGTATTTCTAGAGCAGCTCTTGTTGCTGGATATACATCAATCTTAGCTCCAGAAGGAACTACAGAAGTTCTTGTAAGATCTACAGGAGTTTGTCAAAGAGACCTTTACTTAGTTGTATCTGGAGCTCCAACAACCACCACTACTTCTACAAGTAGTACAAGTACAACTTCTACATCTACAACCCCTAATCCAGAGGCATTATATTTAGCTGATATAGGACGTTATGCTGGATATGATGGATGTCCTACAGGTTCAATTTTAAGAATATACTTAGATGCTTCTGACTATGCCTTATTTGTAGCTAATGGTGACTCATTTGCAGGCCTAGGAGGAGGTAGTCCTATAACATGTACAGCAATTGCTAGAAACGCTGTAGGTGCTCCTATCACTGCTTTATTCTATGATTCAGAGAATATATCTTGGAAGCTTATAAGTGGCAGTTTTGAATATTATGAGTTCCAATGCTAATACAATTTTAAAAATCCTGTTTGTTGGTTTACAGGAAGTTCTCCTGGGGTTTCTACCCTGGGAGTTTTTGTTTTAACTATAACTAAAAAAGTTATTCCATATAACCAAAATAGTTAACTTATTTTTGGGAAATTCAGAAATAGTTCCTATCTTTACAATAATTTTTAACCAAAATAAACTACATATGCCTGAGAATCAAGCATTACTGAATCAGCTAGAAGAAATCCTACATTGGAAAAAGAGTAAAAAGTTCTACGCTGACAAGCTTGGAATTACAGAAGCAGACGTTGATGAGTTATTAATAGAGTTAAGAAATAGAGAGATTGTTGAAGAAGTGGCAGAGGTAGGTAACTATGTTTCTGAGCTAGAGGAAACAATAGTGAGATTTGAAGAGGACATAGCTAAAGGAACAGGAGAGGTTGTCTTCAATAGTAAAGATGAAATTAAGAGCTTAGATGAGCTCATAGTAAAGTGTAAGATTGACACAGACAAATGGGAAATCACCAAGTACGTACAGAACTACTGGGGAAATGGTGGGAATCCACATTGGCAAGTCAAAGCCTGGTTAGGGAAGAAGTCTACAGAACAAGTTTTTCAAGATGCGTTTGTAGACTTTTTAGCTTCATATAAGCCTGTGTCTCAAGAAGTTATGAGTCCTAAGGTTGACTTTGACAAACCAAAAGGTATGTTAGTCATTAACAAACAAGACTCTCACTTGAACAAATATGATATAGATGGTAACAATGATGTTACTAATAGACTAGCTCATATCATGTACAAAGTGGAGCTGATAGCTAATCAAGCTCAGCTCTCAAATAACTTAGAACAAATTACATACATCATTGGGTCTGATGAGTTCAATAGTGAATACAGTGGTATGACTACAAAAGGAACTCCTCAAACTAACACGCACACATACCAAACATCATTCGAGTACATATGTGGACATGAAATCTTAATGATTACAATGTTATTACAATATGGTCATGAAGTGAAGGTAGTATATGTAGCAGGTAATCATGATGAGTTTGTAGGATGGCATATGGTGAATTGGTTACAAACCTACTTTAGAAATACAG